GAGCCGATGTTTCCGGCAAATCAGCAGGCAATTGGCACCCAACCAACGTCACGGTAGTTGCCAGAGGAGATGCCCTCAAGGTAGAGGAGGCCTTACCCACCGAAGAGCAAGAGTATGACTACGATAGTGAAAGCGAAAAAGAGGAGAGTGCAATGAACAAGTTTGACAAAGACTTCAGGTCAGTGGTCGAGGAGGCCCTAAAAGCCAACTCAGCAATCCTTGAGCGCTTGGCACAGTACGACACCGAAGACACCACAGATGAAGTCACTCCGGTTATTGAGGAAGCAAAGTCGGAAGAAGTAGTCGAGCAGGTTGCCGAAATTGCAACAGAAGTTGTCGAAGAAAAAATTTCAGAAGAAGCAATCTCCGAGCAAGCAACCGAAGAGGTTGTCGAAGAAGCAAAAGCAGAAGAGGCAGCAGTTGAGGCAGAGCCAGTAGCCGAAGTAAGCGAAGAGAAGTCTGCTGAAGCAGTTAAGGAAACTGCGTCAATTTCGTTTGATGACCTCAAAGAGTTTCACCTCCTCATCAAAGAAATTTCTCAGTAGTCCTCTGCCATCAGTCCCCAATCAGGGGGCAACCATGTGCTATCATGATGTTTGGACAAAAGCCAAACATGGAGCAACATGGACCTATACGAACAATGTAAAAAAGACTCAAATAAAAACATCTGCTTGAAGGTCGATGCGCTTTTGAAGGCATTACCCAAAAAAGACGCCGAAAGTCTCAAAAAAGCATTGCTTGACGAAAATGTTTCAACTCGCGCTATCGCTCGCGTTCTTGAAGAAAATAATTACACCTGCGGAATTTGGGCAATCAATAAATGGCGCAAATTAAACAATGTAATTTCAAAATCAACACACGCGATTGAGGAGAAAAAATAATCATGGGCATATCAGACGGCATTTCAAAGGTTACAGAACAAGCGCACATTGAAGCAGTTGCAAAACTCTTAAAAGAGCACAACATCAAGCCAGAAGAAGTTGGCTCAATAAAGTCAATGAAGGTTGGCAAATGGCAGACCGTAACAAAAGATGAAGCAGGCGAAGCAAAGATTCACGACCTCAAGGGTGCAAGCATTATCCTTAGTCCAAAGTGGGACCTCGGCCCAGATTGGCCAATGGTTACGCAAGGCCCCAAGTACAACATTCCAAAAGCAAAAGCAAGGTCCAAAAAAATAAAAGATTGGGAGACTGCGGTAATACTCCCAGACATGCAAATGGGATATTACAAAAAGTCATTGGAAGTAAATAGTGAGTTAGAGCCAATTCACGACGAAAACGCCATCGCTATTTCCCTAAAACTAATAGAGGATATTAAGCCAGACCAAGTTGTGATGTTGGGAGATAATCTTGACTTTGCAGAATTTGGAAAATTTTTGACTGCTCCGACATTCAAGCAATTGACTCAAGCGACTATCGATAGGGCGACTTTGCTGTGTGCTCAAATTAGGAATGCTGCACCAAATGCAACAATTACATGGATTGCGGGAAACCACGAAGCACGACTTGCTCGGTATATACAGACAAATGCAGAAGCAGCATTTGGGTTGACACGTGGCAAACTAATGGATGAACTGCGCGAGGGTTGGCCAGTTCTTTCTGTTCCAAATCTTTGTCGAATGGACGAATTCGGTATCAATTATCTTTCTGGATATCCAGAATCATTTTTGGCATTAAATGAAAATCTAATTATTCGGCACGGTGACCGGGTTACTTCAAATGGCTCAACAACCACAAAATATTTGAATGACGCACACAAGTCAGTTATTTACGGACACATTCATCGTGTTGAAGTTGCATACCGTACACGAGTGTCTGAAGCCGGTCCGCGAACAGTGATGGCTGCGAGTCCAGGCTGTTTGTGCAGGATTGATGGCGCAGTTCCCTCAACGAAGTCTGGTGCTGACGAGTTTGGCCGTCCACTAATGCAAGGTGCAGAAAACTGGCAGCAAGGTCTTGCGGTTGTGCAGTACCAGCCAAAAGGCGTAGGAGAAGAGTGGTTCAACTACGAGCAAATGTGGATTTATAGCGGACGAGGAATATTCAGGGGCGTGGAGTATGTCGCATAGCGAAGAACAAAGAAAACTTATTGACCAAGAGTTACAGGACATGGTTGATAGCGGTCTAATCGAAATTGTAGGCATCAATAATGATGGCGAATGGCTCTATCAAGCAACAGAGGCTGGCAAAAAATTGTATGAAGAAGTTGTCGATACTGGACTAGTGGATGCTCTTGAGTCTTGGTCAGAAAAAGAAGAAGACTAAATGTCATCGACGCCGAACACCGGATTTCAAGACGAAGATGACCTTAAATTTTCGGTTATAACTATCTCCGTTTCCGGAGATGACCTCAATGAACCCATCCATGTAGACCTTGGCTCCGTGCCGCCATTTATTGCCGTATCCGTACTTGAAAGGGTTATTTCTTCCCTGAAAATTGCGGTTCCACCTCCTAAAATTACGTTTAAAGGAGGCGTTCTTATAGAGCCAATCAACTATCAGGAAATTGACTTTGATTCATTCATGGAAACAATTTTTGATGACGACGAAGATGAAAAGGGAGACCAGTAGTCTCCTGCTTGACAACAGTACAATGGTCTAGCATACTGTTGAATAACGAGGTGCTTACCTTGTGTCCTATAAGTACAACACTCTAAAAGGAGTATCCCACAATGGCTACAAACAGCCGTCTAAAGGAACTTAAAGGTGCCCTCAAGGATGTCCTCGCCGCGAATGACGAAATCGTCAATCACGTAGAGGCCAACCGCGAAGAGGGTGGCCCAGAAGTTCAAGTTGAAATGAAGCATGTCGAGGCATTCCGTTCAGGACTGACCAAGGCTCGCGAAATCCGTTCAGAAATTGAAGCCCTTGAGGGCCACGAAGAAGTTAAGGCATGGGCTGCGGGTTCGCAGTCAATCGCCACTTCTTCAAAGTCACTCCTTGTGCCTGGCGACGAAAAGAAATCAGTCGGCCAGCGCTTCATCGATTCTGAGGAGTTCAAGAGCGTTGCCGGTGGCCGTAACGGTTTCACCATGCATGCTCCGTATCAAGTCAAGGACATCTTCACTGCACTGCCATCGGGCACCCCTGGTGACTTCGGCACGCCGCAGCGCGAAGGTATCATCGAGCGCGCAAAGCGCACGATGCGAGTTCGTGACTTGTTCCCAGTCCAGCAGACAAACACCAACATGATTGAGTACTTCCGCGTAAGCGGTTTTACCAACAATGCTTCAACTGTTGCTGAGCGCTCAGGTTCACCTGCAGTGTTCGCAGCGAAGCCACAGTCGTCAATGACTGTTGTTGGTGTGCAGGCTCCTGTACGCACGATTGCCCACTTCGAGGTTGCCCACCGCAACGTCCTTGACGATGAGCCCACACTTCGTGGCATCATCGACAACGAGTTGCTCTACGGCCTCCGCCTCGTGGAGGATGACCAGATTCTTAACGGTGACGGCACGGGTTCAAACCTGACCGGTATCCGTGAGACCTCGGGCATCCAGAATCAAGTGTGGAGCGCAGGCTCGACCGGTGATACTCGCATTGACGTTATCCGTCGTGCAATCACCAAGTCGCTGCTCGCCTACTACGAGCCAACGGGCATCATCGTTCACCCGAACGACATGGAAGACATCGAACTGACCAAGGATGGCGAACAGCGTCACTTGATGGTCATGTCGGTCTCCCTTGGTGCAGAGGCACGCTTGTGGCGTTTGCCAATGGTGTCAACACCAGCAATCACTGAGGGCTTTGCTCTTGTTGGTTCGTTTGGTATCGGCGCCACGTTGTACGACCGCATGGAAGGCACCATCCGTGTTGCCGAGCAGCACAGCGACTTCTTCATCCGGAACGCAGTTGCCGTTCTGGCCGAAGAGCGCCTTGCCCTTGCCGTCAAGCGCCCAGAGTCGTTCGTCGAAGTTGAATTCGACGGTGCGCCTGAATGATGAGCCTCACGGCTTAGTCGAGGCCCCCGCCAAAGTCCAGAAATGGACCGAGGCGGGGGTTTCGTCTTTTATGGGCTTATGGCACTAGATAAAGATTTCAATTTTCGATTCGTCGGCAAGTACGACATTGAATCAATAGAAAAAACAATGGCTTCGCTGCCAGAAGATTCTTGGAAGACTTTTACATATCGTCAAGAAAATATAATTGGCCATCGCGACACAATGACAATTCCGATTATATTCAATGAATTGTCAACGGCAAAGAAGTTAGCGCCTCGCTTTTATCAATTGTTCTCAAAACATATTGACGAAATATCAAACTATCTTTTGAGCATAAAAGAGCACAACAACATAAGAAGAGCAAATCTTGTTCTTTTGCGTTCCAATAAAAGTATTGGACGCCACAAAGATGCAACAGAACTGCTGCAAGTAACAAGAAGATTCCACCTTCCAATTCGCACGAGCGATGAATGCGTATTTGAGGTGGATGGAGAAGTTATGCACATACCGCAAGGGGAGATATGGGAAATAAACAATACGGGGAAACTACATAGCGTGCATAATAATTGGCATTTTGACCGTGTTCATTTGATACTTGACGTCTGCTAATATGAAGTCATGACACACATAATCGCACCAAGAGACATCTTTGAAACACGTAATGGAGTTGCTGTTCGCGTTCATAGTAAGGGCGACAGGCTTACGGTAGATGAAGCAAAAAAGTACAAAGTGCTTCCCATCACTGTTTCTTCTTTAGGGAACATCGAAACAAAGTAAATCTCTTGTGAAAGAACCAGAGCAAGAAGACTCGGCGCAATATGACTTCAACGATGCATGGGGACACCCGCACGCGTACGCAATTGTAAAAACTGCAATCTACAAGTTGTTTACGATGCGAGATGACTTCAATCCCGAAAACCCGTATGAGTCACTTATTTCAAGAATTACCACAACGGGGATGATTCACAGCGCTTTTGAACTTGGGAAAAGAGTAGAAGTCAGGTATGACTGGGAGATGCTTGACGACGAAAACGTGATTATGCACTCATGTTTTGGGTATATCGACAGGGTGGATGTGCGCATAAATGCTGAGGATATGGGCTTCATAATGGACCTCGGCGATGAAGAATATGTGGCATTCGCGTACAAGAACATATTCTGGGTATGCGAGTCGCCAGAGTAGCCAAATAAAATAATTTTGCATACTGGTGTATTATCAGCCTTATGGCTATTCTCACCTATGACGACCTCGAACTCTATATGGGAAAAACCTTTACGGATTCCCAACAGGATGCAGCAATGTCGATTCTCGGAGCACTTGAATCCGAACTTGCATATTATCTAAATCGTCCGTTGGGGGCTCAGGTCTTTACCGAGGAAGAACACAAACTTGTTCCAAATCAAAGACAGATTTTTTTACGTCATGCGCCGGTTCAAAGCGTAACCAGTTTTTTTGTTGGTCTTCCCGGAGATGAAGTTCAGCAAAATATTACTGACTTCGATATTTTCCCTTGGGGCATCGACAACATAAGAATTGCTGGCACGGGAAATCAAGCGCTAGTTACATACACAGCAGGAATGACAGGACCAGATACTGTTGCTCTAGAGCGTGTTCTTTACTCCGCGGCAACGCGAGAGATGGGCAAGTTTTTAATAGACGCACAGGGTCTTGCGAGATTCAAAGTTGAAGGAACAGATTATTTGTTTCCTGATGGCGGAGAAGGTGGATTCACCGATAGGGAACTAAATTCGGTGAAGCGATTTAGGCGAAGGGTGGTTCTGTGAAATGCGTGGTGCACGAACAGCAATAACCATAAAGAATATGACACCTGGTTTTGCAAATCAGGCAGAAGGAATTTGGACAAATGTCGGGACCGATACAACCGTTTTTGGTTCAATTCATCAGAAAAATTCAGAAGACGTAGATGAATCAACCACTGGACAGATGAGCGAAGAAAGAAACATCGTGTGCCGACTTCCATTAAGCGCAAGCGTTACATACGGCGACCAAATTGTTGTCGGCGGATTTCATCAGGTGGTCGACGGAACCTATGAGATAGATGCTTTGCTTTACACAAGAACGCATATTAGAGCAGAATGCAGAAGGACGCTTCGTTAACATGGCAAAAAAAAGCACACCAACCCAGAAGGTTTATGCGGCGCTTGCTGCTGTTGAGCCGGAAATCAAAAGCATTATTTTGGCAGGCGTTTATCAAATGCGAAAAGCAGCAGAAGAGTTGTCAATTGTGGGCTTAAATGAAGCGCAAAAACTCATTCTTCATAAAGGTTCCTACAAGGAATACACAAAGAATGGCGTAAAAAGAATGTCTTCATCTCCGGGAGAGCCGCCCGCGGCAACTCGGGGTGGGGACCTTGAGTCAAGCCTTTATCAAAAAGTTGTTAGTAGGCCAAATCAAAATCCAGCAGTAGCAGAGTTTGGCAGCAAAGCACCATTTGCAAAAGATTTGGAATTTGGAACAACCAAATTGCAGCCACGTCCATTTATGCGTCCGGCAAGAAATAATGTTGCAAAGGTTGCTGGGAGCCACGTTGTCAGGAATTTACAAATTGCATATACTCGAAAAACCAAGGCCCTAAAGGGTAAAACATTTGTCGTCGACATGGAGGCGTAATGGCTTCTATCGGCGGAGCAATCAGAACTGTGTTATTGAATGACACAATAACTGAGGTATCTACGCGCATATTTAGAGACATTGCGCCACCAGAAACCACTTATCCTTATATCACTATTTTTGATGAATTGTCAAACACTCCGGCACTTCTTGGGGACAGTTTGGTGCTGGCAAGAACCAGAATGGTTCAGGTCAGTTTGTGGCAAGTGCGCACCTCAGAAAATGTGGCCATAATCAACGAAGTCGTTGCTGCGCTTGATAACGCCACACTCAATGCAGACCAACTTGTATTAAAGGTTAGAGTGGCTGACATACAAAGGATTTTTGATTCAACAGATGATACTATTTTGCACGCAGTCACCGTCAACGTAACACAAAAGGCACAATAATGGCTTTCACACCAATTACCGTCACCGGAACCTACGTTGAGTCTGGAACGGGAGCCCCTTCGACAGGACGCGTCAATTTTCTTCTTACATCCCCAATGCGTCAGTCATCGGACAATATCACAATCTCTCCAACAGAAATTACAGCACAATTAAGTGCATCTGGCTCATTCTCAGTGTCTCTTTACGCTACCAACGACACGGCAACGTTGCCTCAAGGTGTTACTTACGAAGTTACTGAAAGAATTAAGGGCGCCGGGATAAATAAATATTTTATTTCAATAGATAAAAATTCAATCAATGGAACAGTCGACCTTGCTGACCTGGTTCCAAATATTGACCCAGTTGTACAGTTGAACTATGCGACAGTCGAATATGTAAATGACGCTTTTTCTGACTCTGGTGATGCTGCGACTTTGATTTTTAATCCAACCTCAGAAATAACTTCTACAACTATTCAGGGCGCCATCGAGGAGGTGAGGTCACGTTCGCGTTTTGTCCATAACCAAGCATCTGCTTCGAGTACGTGGAATATCACGCACAACATGCGATTTTTCCCCAATGTAAGCATTGTCGATAGCGCTCAAAGCAAGGTCATTGGCGAGGTCACCTATATATCAGAAAACGCCCTAACGGTGACCTTCTCACACTCTTTCGCCGGAAAGGCGTATCTTTCATAGAGGAACTCTGGAGGTAAACCTACATGAAATTTGTAACAAATTTAAATCTTAACCAGAACGAACTCCAGAACGGCAAGTTTCAGGTCGTCGCCTCTGACCCTTCTGTTGACAATTTTGAGGGCAGGTTAGTTTACAATTCTACCGAAAAAACAATCAAGGTTTATACGGGTAGCGCATGGCGCAAAATGGTCCATTCAGCCTCGTCTGCTGGCAGTGCTTCAGCGGCGCTTACAATCAGTGAGTCTAACGGCGCTTTAACTTTTACTCCAGTTCTTGCAACGACATCAGCGGATGGTGTCATGTCCTCTTCAGACAAGACAAAACTTGAAGACGCTACTGCGGATGCGACTGCTTCAAAACTTGTAATTCGTGATGCAAGTGGAAACTTCAAAGCGGCAACACCAACCGACGCCGCTCATGTCGCCACTAAGGGTTATGTTGACTCTGCACGTCAGGGACTTGATGTTAAAGCATCATCTCGTGTTGCAACAACCGCACCCGTACTTCTTGCTTCTGGTCTCGAGAACGGAGACACAGTTGACGGAGTCGTACTTGCAACTGGTGACCGTGTTCTTGTTAAGGACCAAAGCACTGCATCAGAAAACGGTATCTATGTTGTTCAGGCATCTGGTGCAGCAGTTCGCGCCGATGACTTTGATACTTCGGGCAAGGTAACTGCGGGTGCATTTACCTTCATCGCAGAAGGCACAACAAACGGTGACCAAGGGTTTGTTCTCACAACCAACGACACGATTACTCTCGGCACTACTGGACTTACGTTCACACAATTCTCTGGTACTGGTCAAATTGATGCGGGTGATGCTCTTAGTAAGTCTGGTAGCACTCTCAAC